GCCATGAGCAAAAACGACCGCGTTAGAGAGCAGCTTGGCTGGAAGCTCAAGAACAAGTAGCAGCACAGAATTCTCCTCCCGTTGTTTGGGATTCGCCCGCCAGTGTGCGGGCTTTTTTATTTTGAGGCGCAGCATGCTGAAAATGCTTCGTGACCGCGTAATGGTCAAGCCGATCGAGCGTAAGGCAAGCCAAATCATCGAAACCGTTTTGCATGAGCGTTTCAACCTCGGCGAAGTCATTGCAGTCGGTCCCGGAAAGCTCAGCAAGCGCGGGAATCCGATCCCGCTTGATGTAAAGCCAGGCGACATTGTGCGGTATGGCGAGTTTCAGTTTCCAGAGTACCGGGAAGCCGGCATCAAATACCAAATCTTGCAGGAAGCGGACATAGCCGCGATTGTTGAATGAGCGACCAACTGCGCAAAGAACTGGATGAGGCAATTGATCGCCTCAAGTCAGCTCATACGCCGTTTGATTTGGAAAAAGCAATTGCTATTGCTGAGCTGGTCAAGCTGAAGATTGAGGTGGCAAATGAGTAACTTGGGTCGGCCAAGCTCATTTACGCAAGAGATTGCGGACGAAATATGTGCTCGCATAGCAGGTGGCGAAAGCCTGCGCAGTATCTGTAAGTCTGAGGGTATGCCTGGAATGTCTAGTGTATTTCGTTGGCTTGCTGATGACGACAATACAGCCTTTCGGCAGCAATACGCGCACGCGAGAGAGGTGCAAGCAGAGAGCATGTTTGAGGAAATGCTTGAGATTGCCGATGATGGATCGCGTGACACATACACAGACGAGAACGGAAACGAGCGCACTAACCAAGAGGTAATAGGTCGCTCAAGACTGCGAGTGGATGCTCGTAAGTGGGCGCTTTCGAAGATGCTGCCGAAAAAATATGGCGACAAGGTGCAGCAAGAAATCACCGGCAAAGATGGCGCTCCTTTGCTGACTGGTATCGAGGTTAAGTTTGTCAACTCAAACGGCTGAGTTCCCCGAAAAGCTGGCTTGTTTGTTTAAGCCGAACCGATACAAGGTTCTTTACGGCGGGCGAGGTGGGGCGAAAAGCTGGGGAGTTGCTAGGGCGTTGTTGATCATGGGGGCTAATCGCCCCCTTCGCATTTTATGTGCGCGTGAATTGCAGGCGTCGATCAAGGATTCGGTACACAAGTTGCTATCCGATCAGATTGATGCGCTTGGCCTTTCTGGTTTTTACGAAATTCAGCAAGCAAACATCAAAGGCGCGAATGGTACTGAGTTCGCATTTGCAGGCCTTCGATCAAACGTTACGCAGATCAAATCATTCGAGGGTGTTGATATTTGCTGGGTTGAAGAGGCGCAGACAGTCTCAAAAACCAGCTGGAATGTGCTAATCCCGACTATCCGAAAGGAAGGGTCGGAGATTTGGGTCACATTCAACCCAGACTTGGAAGAAGACGAGACTTATCAGCGGTTTGTACTGCGTCCTCCTGCTGGTTCTGTGGTTGAGAAGATCAATTGGTCAGATAACCCATGGTTTCCGAATGTGCTGCGCGATGAGATGGAGGCGCTCAAGGCTCGTGACGAACAGGCCTATCTCAATGTTTGGGAGGGTATGTGCCGGAAAGCTGTTGACGGCGCGATCTTTGCAAATGAGCTGGTTGTGGCAGAGCTGGAGAACAGACTAACAAATGTTCCTTACGACCCAAGCAAGCCGGTTCACTGCATTTGGGATTTGGGTTGGGCCGACAACGTAGCAATCTGGTTCCTGCAGATGGTTGGCATGGAATATCGTCTGATTCGCTACATGGAGGATAGCCAAAAAACTATCAGTCATTACTTGGCCGAGCGTCAGAAGTTTGGCTATGTGTTTGACACTGACTGGCTACCTCATGATGCTCAAAACAAGACGCTTGCAGCTAACGGCAAGAGTATCGAGGAAATAGTCAGGGCAACCGGAGCAAAGGTGCGCGTGATACCGCGCACATCGATTGTTGACAGCATTAATGCGGCGAGAACGATCTTCGGGGCATGTTGGTTCGATCGTGAGAACTGCGCAGATGGGATTCAGTGCCTGCGCCATTACCAATATGAGGTTGACCCTGACACGAAGATGTTCAGCAAGACGCCGCTACATAACTGGGCTTCTCATGGAGCAGATGCATTCCGCATGATCGGATTGATGGTTAAAGAACCGAGACGTGCGAAACCTCAAAAAACATTTGAAGTACCAATCGGATGGATGGGCTAAATGGCATTTGAACCACGCGACGCAGTAGAGTTCTTGCAGCAGGTAATGGATGCCGAGAGCGGCAACCGTGCCGATGCACTGGACGATCTGCGTTTCCGCTATGGCGATCAATGGCCAACTGAAATACAGAATAGCCGCCATCTCGAAGCGCGCCCTTGCTTGACCATCAACGAGACGGATTCGTACATCCGCCAAGTAACCAACAACCAGCGGCAGCAGAGGCCGCGCATCAAGGTTCATGCGATGAACGACATCGCTGATCCGAAAATAGCTGAGGTTTTGACAGGAATTACGCGCCATATTGAGGTCAACAGCAACGCAGACAATGCCTACGATATTGCATTCGATTTCGCGGCAACAATGGGCTTTGGTTACTGGCGCGTGGTGACTGATTACGTGCGCGAAGACTCGTTCGATCAGGACATTTTCATCCGCTCGATTCAAAATCCGTTTTCTGTCTACTTCGATAACAACAGCGTATTGCCGGATGGGTCAGATGCGCAGAAGTGTCTCATTGCGGACATGCTCCCGCTGTCACAATTCCGTAAGCTTTATCCGGGCGCAGATGACACCCAATTCACGGCTCGTGGTGCTGGAGATTTGAGCGCGGAATGGGTAACGAAGGACGACATTCGGATCGCGGAATATTTCTGTGTTGATCTGGTTAGAGACAAATTGGTGATGCTGTCGGACAAATCGGTTCTGTACGCATCGCAAATGCCCCCGTCTGAGGTGCTTATTCGTGCCGGCGTCGAAGTAATAGGAGACCGCGACAGCTTCCGCCGCTCTGTTATGTGGCGCAAGGTGACGGCTTCGGAGGTGCTGGAAGAGAAGAAGTGGCCAGGTAGATGGATTCCTGTTGTGCCAGTCTATGGTACGCAGATCATCATCGATGGCAAGTTGCGCCGTATGGGATTGGTGCGTAATGCGAAAGACCCACAGCGCATGGTCAACTTCTGGCAGTCAGCGCTGACTGAAAGCATTGCGCTCGCGCCGAAGGCAAAATGGCTGATGGCAGAAGGGCAGGACGAAGGCCACGAATCGGAGTGGGCGCAGGCAAATACAGCTGCTCGTCCGGTATTGCGTTACAAGCAGACTGACATTGACGGTAGAGACGCGCCACAGCCTATGCGCTTACAGCCAGAACCGCCGCCAGCAGGAGTGATTGAGGCGGCAATGGCTGCGTCGAACAATCTGCAAAAGGTCATGGGCATGTTTGACCCAGCGATTCGCAATACTCAGCCGCAGTCCGGAAAGGCGATTCGCGCCGAGCAGATGCAATCGGACAATTCCAATTTCCATTACTACGACAATCTAACGAACTCCATCAAGCACACAGGACGGATCATTCTTGATCTGGTGCCCAAGGTGGTTGATACCGAGCGCGTAATGCGCATCATCGGTGATGATGGAAAGCCGGACCTCGTAACAGTCAACCAGCCGCAGCAGGTACAGGATGAAACCGGACAAGCAGTAGAGCGCATCCTCAATGACGTAACGATAGGGCAATACGATGTTGAAATGGACGTTGGTCCTGGCTACAACACCAAGCGCATGGAGGCAATTGATGCCTTCAGCGGATTGATGCAGGGTCCGATGGGTGAGGAAATAGCGAAGATCGGTGGCGATTTGGTTGTGCGGCTGTATGACGCGCCAGGCATGGAGGCGCTTGCTGATCGCATGGCTGCCGCGAACCCGCTGTCGCAGATTGACAAACAATCTGACATACCGCCGCAAGCGCAAATGCTCATCAAACAATTGCAATCGCAATTGCGGCAGGCACAGCAGCAACTGCAAGCCGCTGCGCAGGAGATCAAGCTAAAAGCTGGCATCGTGCAGCTACAGGAAAATGCGGAGACACAGCGCGAACACATGCGATTGGCGGTCAAGGCTCACGACATCGAAACGGAAGATGCTGGATGGAAGCGTGACGTTGCCGCTCGTACAGCGACATCGCGCCATGACACTGAGACGAAGGCACTAACAGCGCAAAATGTCGCTGAGATTCGCGGCATGGTGGAATTGTTGAAGGCAAAACTCGATGCCGCTCAGTTTGAAAAGCAGGCTGATAGAGAAGATGCGCAATTGCGCGAAAAATCCAACGAAACCGAACATATTTAACTTTCGCTGGCATTAGGCAAAGCCGACGAATGCGAACCGCCCACGAGGCGGTTTTTTTATTGCCTGCTACCGATGGCTTCATCGGGCTAAATCGTGGAGATCCCATGCAAGAAGCAAATGTTGTGACAAGTGAAAACGCGGCTGAATTTTACGCAAAGAAGTTGGATATTGCGCCTGCCCCCGCTCCTGCTGAGGCTGCGCCTGAAAAGGCAGCAGAGCCGGTAGTAGAGCAAAAAACTGGCCAAGAAACAACGGAAAGCGAGAAACAGTCGGATGAAGCAGGCAAGCAGCAAAATCCTAATCCGAAGCTGGAAAAGCGTTTTTCGGAACTGACCAAGCAACGTGAAGATGCGCGCCGGGAGGCGCAGCGGGAGCGCGAAGCAAGGGAGGCCGCAGAGCGCAAGGCGGCAGAGCTGGAAGCGAAACTAGCGCCGCCGAAAGCGGTGATAGAGGCAGATGCAAAACCAAGGCCAGATCAATTCACTGACGCTTTTGAGTATGCGGAAGCGTTGGCCGAATGGTCTACCGAAAATGCATTGAAGCAGAGGGACAAGGCAGAAGCGGAAAAGCGGGCAAATGCAGAGCGCGAAAAAGTCATCAAGGCTTGGAGCGAGCGCATTGAAACGGCAAAGAAGGAATTGCCGGATTACGAAGCCATGATTGCATCAGCAGATGTGAGCGTGTCAAACGAAGTCCGGGATGCCATTCTTGAAAGTGAGGCGGGGCCGAAAATCCTCTATCACTTGGCCGCTAATCCCGAAATTGCTGAAGCACTCAATTCCAAATCTGTTGTTTCCGCTCTCCGGGAAATCGGCAAACTTGAAGCCAAGTTGCTGCAAGAAGCGCCGAAGGAAGAAGCTGCAAAACCTGCTCCAAAAATATCTAGAGCGCCTGAGCCGATCAACCCGATTCAATCTGTCGGCTCGTCTGTTGATGTTCCCGTAACCAGTGACGGCCAATTCCACGGCACTTATGAGCAGTGGAAGGCGGCACGCAAAGCGGGAAAGATTCGCTGAGGCGCTCCAATCTCAATCAAGCCCGATTCGTCGGGCTTTTTTATTTGGAGCTTTAAATGAGTAACAACCTTCTCACCATCTCCAAGATCACCAACGAAGCGTTGATGGTCCTGGAAAACGAAACGACCTTCACTGCAGAGGTGAACCGGGAGTATGACGATCAATTCGCCGTAACTGGCGCAAAGATCGGCAACACGGTCAACGTCCGCCGCCCTGGTCGCTTCATCGGCACAACTGGTCCCGCATTGAATGTTGAAGACTTCAACGAAACTAGTGTCCCGGTTGTTCTGACGACGCAATTCCACGTCGATACGCAGTTCACGACACAGGACTTGGCTTTGTCGCTCGATGCCTTTTCAGATCGCATCATCAAACCGACGATGGCAGCCATCGGCAACAAGATTGACCGCGACGGTCTTGTGATGGCTACGCAGAACACGGCAAATACTGTCGGCACTGCTGGCACTACGCCTAACGCTCTGCTGACCTATCTGACCGCTGGTGCCTATCTTGATTCGGAGGCAGCGCCACGCGATGGAAAGCGTGCGGTCATCATCGAGCCTTTTACCGGCGCGGCAATTGTTGACTCTCTAAAGGGTCTGTTTGTGCCGGATGCGAAGATCGGCGAGCAGTATCGCAAAGGCCTGATGGGTCGTGATTCTGGCGGCATGAACTGGAAGATGGACCAGAACGTGGTTGCGCAAACATATGGCGCATGGACCACGACTGCCGGAGCCATTACCGTGAACGGGGCCAATCAGGGGCTCGCTACTGGCTGGGCATCTTCTACGACGTTGAATATCAGTGCAACGCAAAACGGCGTGCTGAACGTTGGCGACACATTCACGATTGCAGGGGTCTATGGGGTCAACCCGCAGAACCGCCAGTCATACGGCAAGCTGCGCAGTTTTGTTGTGAAGTCGGCTGTCACCCTGTCTAATGGAAACACCACCGTCACAGTCAGCCCCGCACTGATCTATGGCGGTCAGTTCCAGAACGTGACGATTTCGCCGGCCAACTCCGCTGTCATCACGCCATTCTCGATTGCCTCAACGGCTGCTGCTGCGGTAACTTCGCCGCAAAACATCCTGTTCCACAAGAACGCCTTCACCTTGGCTTGCGCCGATTTGGAGCTGCCGGAAGGTGTGCATTTTGCGGGCCGTGCAGCAGATAAAGGAACCGGCATGTCGGTGCGGATTGTCCGGCAATACACCATCAATAACGACAGTCTGCCATGTCGTTTCGATGTCTTGTATGGATGGGCTCCCCTCTATCAAGAACTCGCCTGTCGAATCGCCGGCTAATCCATCTAGCGCCATTCGTGGCGCTTTCCCATTTTAAGGAGAAATCATGTCCAATCCGGGACCAGCAAGCACAACCACTTATCAGGCTGTTGCGCCGATCGGTAATGTGGCAAAAGAGGGCGTTTTCCTGATAAGCCTTACGCCAACTGCGGTAGCAACTGTTACGACCGCAGCACAAAACTTCGCCTCAACGGGAATTGGCCTTCTGGTCGGCGACATCGTAAGCGTTGCTTTCCAGGGGGCGCAAACAGCAGGGGTAGGCGTTCTTGATGCCTATGTATCTGCCGCCGATCAGCTCACTATTCGCTTCATCAATCCGACTGCAGGCTCTGTTACGCCTGCTGCTGGAATCTATGCAGTGAGCGTGCAGCGCCCTAACGCATCGCCGTCCGTATCCAATCCGCAGTTGTCTTGGTAATTGAATTCCCCTGCTTCGGCAGGGGGTTCTAGGAGTTTCCATGCCTCAAACCAACGTACTGCGCAAGACTGGACCGACCACTGCCTTGTCTGTCGCGAACACATCGCATTCTGCGGTTGCAATTGCAGGCGTAAGTGATCAAACGAACTACGCGGCCTTCCTGAATACAGGAACGACAACGGTTGCTGTTCAGCTCGCGCAATCAAATCCTCCAGCAGCCGTTCTTCCTGCGGATGGGGCTAGTGCTGATGTGATCGTGCTGCCGCCGTCGATGACCATGCCAATGGTGGTCGCAGTGCCAGCCAATGGCTTTAGCGTAACGGCAATCGGTTCTGCTGCAGGCCCATCTCTCGTCTATATCACGCCTGTCGAATCGCTATGACACAAGCGCTTGACATCATCACGAACGCGCATATCGACATCGGTGCGCTTGCCCCTGGTGAGCCATTGGAGGCTGCTTCTGCTGCGTTCGCATTGACCACGCTGAATGACATGCTGGATCAGTGGTCAAACGATGACATGATGGTTTTCAATATCAATGAAATCATCTTCACGCTGACGCCAGGTCAGTATGTTTATACGCTTGGCGCGGGTGGTCAGATCAACACGACGCGCCCTCTTGGCATCGATAGTGCATTCGTTCGCGTTAATACGCTTGATTATCCAGTAGCGATCATCGACATCAATCAGTATGAAATGATTGGCTTGAAGTCGCTCAATGGACCATGGCCGCGAGCCCTGTACTACAACTCTGGCGTCCCGCTTGGCACCGCGACATTCTGGCCGAATCCATCGAGCGGCGAAATACACATGTTTGCGCAAACGCTGTTCACGGGTTTTGCAAATATATCCGACACGGTGACGCTGCCGCAGGGTTACAACATGGCGCTGCGCTGGAACTTGGCTGAATTATTGATGCCAAGCTTTGGTAAGTCTGATCCGGTGCAATCGGCAATGATTGTGAAGAATGCAGCCAATGGCCGCGCCCTGATCAAACGCACCAACATGCGACCGCAGCAAGTAGCGCGATTCCCTAGCATTCTTAATTCCAGCAATGCGAAAGACGCCGGCTGGATTCTGAACGGCGGGTTCGCGTAATGGCCGATTTTGGATTCGTTGGTGGTGCTTACGAGGCCCCATCGATCTATCAAGATGCGCAGGAGCTGATTAACTGGTATCCAGAGATTGACCCAACAAAGCCGGAAGGCGCACGTGGCGTAATGGCTCTCTATCCATGCCCTGGATTGTTGGCGAAGATAGCGAATCTTGTTGCGGCAGAAGTGCGGGCAATGTACGTGCTTTCTGGTGGCGCATCTATGCTGATAGTTGCCGGCAATGTGCTGTATTTGATGGATTCCTCATTCATCGCAACCAGCAAAGGAAACATTCTTTCGTCGTCCGGAATTGTGTCGATTACAGATAACGGTATTGATGCTTATATCGTGGATGGCGCAAATCGTTACACGTACAACATTTCAACCGGAGTGCTAGCTGTTGTTGCATCTACCGATGGTGCGTTTTCTGGTGCGGATCGCGTTGATTATCTCGATGATTTTTTCATCTATAACAGGCCAGGAACAAATCAGTGGGCGGCAAGTAATGCGCTTTCAAGCGTTACCAATCCGCTGAGTTTTTCCGCTGCCGATGCTGCGCCAGACAACCTTGTGACTTTGATTGCCGATCATGGAATCGTGTATTTGATCGGAGAAAAAACAACGGAATTTTGGACAAACGTCGGATCATTCCCATTCCCGTTTGCGCGCATACCGAATGTGCTGATGCAGCATGGCTGCGCAGCAAAAAATTCAGTTACTCGTTTGGGCGAGTCTGTCGCTTGGCTGGCAAATGATGAGCGCGGCCAAGCAGTCGTGATTCAGATGAACGGCTACGCGCCGCAACGTATTTCAACACATGCCGTAGAAAACGACATAGCGACGGGCGTTATTAGTGACGCGATTTGCTATTCGTATCAACAGGAAGGGCACGAATTTTACGTAATGAACCTGCCGACGCAGGACAAGACGTGGGTATATGACCTGGCAACTCAGCTTTGGCACAAGCGCGCCTATCGAGACACGCTGAACGTTCTGCACCGACATCGTAGCAACTGCGCAGCAGTATTCCAAGGCCTGAATCTGGTTGGCGATTATACAAACGGCTTGGTATATGCGCTTGATCGATCGACATACACAGACAACGGCGACGCAATTCTTCGTATGCGTAGATGCCATCACATCACAGATGAGTTGAAACGCGTTTATTACGAGGAATTGCAGATTCAATTCCAGCCTGGTGTTGGCCTTTCGACGGGCCAAGGATCGGACCCGCAAATGATGCTGCGTTGGTCGAATGATGGCGGGGCCACATGGTCCAGTTATTACCCAGTGGCGATAGGAAAAATAGGCAAATACAAGAACCGTGCCATTAAGCGGCGCATGGGCGAGGCCAGGGACAGAGTCTTTGAAGTGACCATCACTGATCCAGTAAATGCAGTGATTTTGTCGGCAAATCTGATTACATCCCCGGCTGCACACTAATGGTCACGTTTCAGCTACCGATTCCGCAAAGCCCAATTTGCGACCCGCGTACCGGGATTATTTCGCGTGATTGGTATCTGTTTTTGAACAGCTTTTATCAAGCTGCAGGATCAAGTACGGGCGGCACGGTAACAAGCAATGACACACAGCTTTTGTTCTCTCAACAGCGTGTGGTGCCAGCAGAAACGTCGAACCTTTCGCAGCGAATCAGCGGTATTGAATCTCTGCTTCTGATGATGCGTGATGAGCGATCGGAAATCGAAACACTGAAAAAGAGAATCGAGCAGCTTGAAATTCTTCTGCTTGCCAGAGAAAGAAGTTTTGGTGCAACGGTATCGGCAAATCAGCGCGTATCAAACGGTCGCCTAGACGGACCATAAGGAAACACATGGCACTCACATTCATCAAGCTGTTTCAGCCGCAACAGCTTCCCATTAGTACGCCTGCCGTTATCTATACGTGTCCGGCATCACCATCGACTTCCGTTCTGAAAAATGGGCGCATCAGACTTGTGAATACATCGGGGTCGGCTGCCACAGCAACGATGTACGCGGTTCCATCTGGTGGCACAGCAAGTGCAGCAAACGAGTTTTTGCCAGCTACCAGCATTGCAATCAACGGTTATCTAGACATAGATATTCCAGACATGGCGGCAGGCGACACATTGCAGGGCTTCGCAGGCGCCGCAACATCAATCACGATTCACGAAATGGGTGGTGTTCTGTATTCATGATGGGCAGAAATCAACTTTGCGAGCGCCTCTTTAATGCGCTGGAAGGTCGCACGAAGACCATAACCCTTGAACAATTTTCTAGCACGCTCAGCGATTGGGATCTTATTGATGTCGGAGGGGCCGTTGTGATGCTGCGCGACGCGGAAATCCATGTGGCAGCTCCTAAAGATCGACGTGGGCGATGGATTTCCAGGGCTCGCATCAAAACGGTTTTAGGCGGCATCCTTCAATCCAACGGGGTTGTTCGAACAAAAGTCATGAAAGACAACGAGGCCGGGAACGCATTTGTAAGCCGCCTTGGCTTTCAAGAGACTGGGCGCGATGCCTCCACGATTCACTATGAGTTGAAGGAACTACGCCATGCGTAACAAGCTATGGATGCTAGATATTCCGGTAGGGTTTCCGGACACCAGTGTTTATTACGATCCAGTCACGGCGGTCATTGGTGGAAGTGTCGCCGGCGGACTGATAGGAGCTGATGGCGCCGAAAGCGCAGCAGACACGCAGGCAGGAGCAGCGCGTGACGCTCAAGCATCCCAAGAGCGCATGTTCAATACCGTCAATGAACAGCAGAAGCCGTACCGAGATGCTGGATATACAGCGCTAAATCAGATTGGTGTTGGTACTGCGCCTGGAGGCCAATTCCAGCATCAATTCAACGCAACAGACCTGAAGTCTAATCTCGCGCCGAACTACGATTTTATGCTCAGTCAAGGGCTTGGCGCGGTCAATAATCAAACATCTGTATCCGGTGGCCTTATTGGTGGTAATGCACTGAAAGGCATCAACGATTACGCACAAAACTACGCATCGAACGGCTATCAGCAAGCATTCGACAACTACAACACGAATCAAACGAACATTTTCAATCGTCTCGCAAGTATCGCTGGCCTCGGACAGACATCCAACGGACAAACCGCAACTGCTGCGCTTGGATTCGGCGGGAATATTGGGTCGGCACAGTTGGCTGGCGGAGCGGCTCGTGCAGCAGGCCAAGTCGGAAGCGCAAATGCTATTTCCGGCGCATTGAACAATGCATCAAGCTGGTATATGGCAAACAATTCGCCATCTTCATCGGCTGGATATTATCCATATGGCGGAAGCAGTCTTGACATTGGGAATATGAGCTAATCATGCCACTTTCAATTCCAGATCAAACTATCGCCTCGCAGGTCAAAGTTCCTGACATGCTGACCACGCTAGGCGGCATCATGAATATTAAGAATGCGCAGCAGGCTAATCGAGCATATCAAATATCGAATGATGCGAACGAAGCGAATCTGAAAGAAAAGACAGCTATACGTGATCTAGTCAGCGATCCATCTGTTCGGAATCCGGATGGAAGCCTGAATCAGGAAAAGTTCACCGCTCGCGCTCAGGTCGTAGCGCCTACGCTTGGCGCAGGCATAGCTCAAGGAAATCTAGGAAACCAGGCATCGCAAATAGCAAATCAAGGAAGTAAGTTTGCGCTGCAAAAAGACTACATGGGGACGGCTTTGCAAACAGCGTCTGGTCTATTGCAAGACCCTCGCATAAGTGCTCCGCCTGAAAAATATAATGATCAATCTGCTGCGCAAGCGCTTTCAGAGGGTTTTGACCAAATGCTCGCAAAGGGCGTGCCAAAGGATCAGGCGTTGTTGGCAGTGGCCCCTTACATGAATGCAGTCCACCAACCGGGAGCCGTCAAGCAGATGCTTGCAAATACTTTGCAGGGTCAAATGAGCGCCCAAGGGCAAGTATCAGCGTCCCAACCAACAATGCTCGACAACGGGCAGCAGCACATCAACATCAACCCATTCGCTTCGCAGCCGCCGATTCAGAAGCAATTGCCGCCGACTACGCAGGTTATAGGGGAGAACAACACGCCTGGTTATCTTGGACCGCAGGGCGCGGAAGAATCGCGCACCTCAGGCTTGGATTTGTCCAAGTTAAGTGATATGCAAAAGCAATTCCTTATGAAGAAGGACCCACAGGCTTTTGTTAATGGCGTGCAGGATTTTCAGGCAACAAGCCAGCGCCCTCAGCAGGGCAATGGATTTGTGGCATCTGGCTTGCCAGCTGGTGCGCCACAAGCAATCGTTGGCACGCAAGAACAGATTAATAAGCACTGGTCCGACACGCAGGCGTCAGCGAATACGGCGCAGCAAGACATCGGCGTTCTTCAAAACATCAAGCAGCATGCAGCTGGCGCAGCAACAGGTGTTGGCTCAGATCGAAGGGCGCTTATTGACGGAATCGCCGGGTTGCTCGGCATGGATGCAGGTCAAATGGCAAAGACAGATGCCGACCTGCTTGCAAAAAATTCAAACATGCTTGCGTTGGCTGGTGGTGATACCAATCTTGCTAGAACGATGGCTGAGGCGGCAACGCCAAATCACCATATGACAAAAGAGGCAATTACCCAAGCAGCAGATCAAGTCATCGCACAGAGAAAGCTTGCGCTTGCGCGTGCCCAGTTTTTGACGCCATTCAAAGCAATGGCTGATCAGGGTCATCCTGAGATGTACAACAGCGCGCTGAACCAATTCAATTCGGTCGCTGATCCAAAGGTAATTCAGTTTTCATCCATGACGCCAGAGGAAAGATCGTCCATGAAAACAGCGATGACTCCGCAGGAGCGTTCCGAGTTTGGCGCGAAGCTCGGGAAGGCTCGCCAACTGGGAATAGCACAATGAGCGGGCTGACAGATGACTGGGATGCGGTTCCTATTAAAGGTCAGCCGCCATCATCGCAAGCACCGGCCCAATCTTCGGCGGGTTCCTTGACTTCCGACTGGGATGCGGTACCGGTCAAAGGAGAGAAACCGCTTCGCATCGAAACTAGTGGTACGAGGAGATCTTCGCAGGCAAATCAAATTCCAGGAAATGAAAATGCGCTTGATGGAAACCGCAACATTGGAAAGCCGGATAACTCATCGCTCGCAGATAAACTGATTGGTGGTGTTGAGGCTGGCGCAAGCATGTTGACTGGTGCCGCAGCATCAATTCCCGCAGCTGCTGCTGGCGTACTGAGCGCACTTGGCAATGGGAAGATGGGAACACAGCAGGGTGTAAATGAAGCTGCAGATGCTTATGGAAAGATGGCGGATGCTTTCACCTATCAACCCAGGACGGCAACCGGCCAGCAATATGCGCATGCGGTTGGGCAGGTGGTCAACGATAGTGGCATAGGAGTGCTGCCATTCATGCCTGAGCTTTCTCGTCTTGGAGGGGTCGCTGCACCTGTCACGCAAAAGGTAGGTAATGTTGCATCCGATTTTCGGAAAATGTTCGCAGAGCGCAGGAGCGGCATGCCGATCACAGAGCGCATAGAGCCAGTACTAACAAAACAACAGACACCATCCTCTGGCTCTTCTGTTGCACCCTCATCATCACCAGGACTGCCGCAACA